TTCTTCTTTTTCTTCTTCGCAGACGGACTCGTCGGCGTCTTATTATTCGCCCCCGCCTTCTTCTTTTTCTTCTTCGCAGACGGACTCGTCGGCGTCTTATTATTCGCCTCCTTCTTCGCAGACGGACTCGGCGGCGTCTCTTTAGCCGAATTCTTCTTCGCCCCCGACTCATTCCCATCTGCCGCCGACTTACCCGCCTGCGCCGAATCGTCCGTCTTCTTTTTCTTTTTCTTTGTTATCGATGTATCACCATTTTCTTTATCGCTGCCCATGTCGCTTACTCTGCTGTTTACCTCGCCGTCATTGTCGCTTTCTTCACCGCCGCTAGAGCCTCCGTCGCTTTCTTCATCGCCGCTAGAGCCTTTGTCGCTTTCTTCACTGCTTTCATCGGCGGCACTGCTTTCATCGGCGGCACTGCTTTCTTCGTGATCGCTTTTTGCCTCAGCGCTTTGTGACGCATTTTCTGCGTCACTTTTATCTTTATCGCTGTCTTCGACTGGTTCTCCGACAGTAGCTCCACTTGCCCCAGTGTCAGAGTCTTTCGGTATTTCTCCACATTCACTATATGCTTTTCTTACAGCTAAAATTTCTGTATCAGATATTTTTCCATTTTTATTTTTATCAATTTCATCAATAATTTCTTTAACAGTTTTTTTGAAATCGATTTTTTGTTGTTTAATGTATGCTTTTAAATGACGACTTAAACAATCTTCAAATTCTTCTTTATTATCCGGACTGCCACCTTTCATTAGATATTTGCCATTACCAACCTGAGTTTTATTGTAAATATCTTTAACCCTCTCTATGGATACTCTATCTTCACTATTTAACATCTGTCTACCTTCTTTTACTGTTCCAGCTTTTTTTACTGTTCCACCTTCTTTTCCTTTTCTAGCTGCTTTTCTTTTAATAATCCGTTCTTCCATAGTAGGGGGGTTGCTAGCATAAGAGATTGACGGAGCTGATGGTTGAACATCTTGATTGGCAGCAGCCGGTGTTTCATTTGCTGATTCGGCTTCATCACCCTTTGGTTCTTTCTTTCCAAAAAACTGTTCGCTAATAGCTTCTGTTACCAATTTAGCTTTGCTCATACTTTCAAAAATATAGCTTGATTTAGCAGGCAATATAAGAGTTAATACAAATAATCCATTTACCCAAAATACCCAAAATAATGTTTGCTCTATTGAAATCACATTTGGCATCATTTTAGGTAACAATATTAACATGAAATTTAAAAATATAAAAAATGAAAAGATTAGAGTTAATCTCATTGATATATATTAAATATATTAATTTTTATGATTTATAGACAAAATAGCAGCATCTGATTTATCTTTTAAAAAATATTTTTTCCCATCATACATATAATTATCTTCATCTAAATCTGAATTAAAATATAAAAACATTACATGTCGCAACGTGTCACTATCAAATGAAAAAGAGTCATCATCAATATAAAACATTTCGCGTTCTTCATCATACTTTTCTATTTCATCTAAAATACATTTATTTTTTGGAATTTTACTTATAATAGCATATGGTATAATTATCCCTTCATCACTACTATTTTTAATATGAAGAAGTTTTGTATGTTTATAAAAAAGTTCAAAAGTATTATAATGTACATAACAATCCAATAATTTTTGTTTATTTACAATTTCATCAATAGTGCCCCAAATAATTTCACTTTCGGAATTATAAGTTGTATTTTCAATGGGCTCTAATTGGTTGTAAAAAAGATAAAAATCCATATTATTTTTTATAAAACCGTTAAATATAACTTTATGTTCAGTTAATTGATTTACTAAATGATTAACATTATTCATAGTTGTTTCTTTATCATTTTCATAATGAATATATGGGAAAGATGCCAGACTGTGTTTTTTCTTTTTTAAATTTACTTTTTGTCTGTAAAGCAAATACTGTAAAAACGGTAAGTCTTCTTTTACAAAGGAAATATTATAAATACAAATGAAAACACTGCTATGTTCGTCGAAAAATATATCATCAATGTTGTTATTTAAATTTATGTATGTGAAATTTTTGGATTCCATTTATATATTAATTATAATAAGTTTTATTAAATTAATATTCTAGAAATTATTTTCTTTTAATATTTTCTCGAATTTTTTCGGCGCGTGAATCTAAAATAAACTGTCCTAATTCGTCAATAATATCTTTATTGTTTTTAAAATATTGAGATAAAGAAGTAAATAAATGCTTTTTACTGAGAGCTGCTTTTACGGTGCGCCTAGAATATACAAGCTTACCACTTTTCATATCAAAACAATCAATATCATTTGATTTCATAATATCTACTAATTTCTCGGTGTAAACTTTCTTTTCCTTGCGTTTTTCTTTTATCACCTTTTGTAATTCTTTAATATCGTTATCAATGCTAATCCAATTTTTAACGTTATTTACTAGTTCGTTTTTATCAGTCATATAAATAATACATATATTTAACATTTAAGTTTTTTAAAAATATATTATAGTGTTTTTAAATTTAAGAAAATATTTAGTTATAATAGATGGAAAATTCAAAAAACATGTTACCAAAACTAAGAAAAATAACAAAAAAAAATAAAAAATATCATTATCGTTTAAAAGACCCAAAGAAAAAAAGAATATTAGCCATTCATGAAGGTGTAAATTATGAACAAAAATATAAAAATAAAACAAAAAAACAGGCTGCCCAAGCAAAAAAAGGAAGGTTTAATATACTAAGAATTTATAGACGAAATAAAAATATAAAAGATTGTAATAAAATTACAAGTGACATGCGGTATATGGATAAAAAGTATGGATTAGGTACCACAAAGAATATATGTGGCAAAACAAAAAAACAAAAAGGCGGTAAAAGACGTAAAAGAAAAACACGTAAAAAGAAACAGTTTTTATATAATCCAAATGATCCAAAACGTTCGTTTGATGTTTACATTGATAAAAATCCAAAAGACACAATTTCAATAAAATATAAAACGGTAGATGATGTTAAGAAAACAATTCGTAAATTAGAAAGATTATACAAAAGTAAAAAATATTCACATAAAAGAATATGGCAAGTTGGTATGATAATGAAAGTTAGATTAGAAGCCATGCTTAAACACAAAAAAACAAAATATCCAAATGCTAAAAAGGTAAGAGAAAGATTTAATATAGCTAATAAGTATTTTAAATTTTTAGGAAAACGTTCAAAGAAAAAAACATTTACAGAGCGTAAAAAAATGAAATTTAAATAGAAACCGAAGATATAATTTGATTTTCCTGAGGACAAATTTTATCATTATCTTTTTTAAATGCGAAATAAGAAGGATTATAAGAATCGCTAGGAATAAATTCATAATGGTCCGATTGTGAATATTTCGAATAATATTTATCAATTAAATCTTTATCTTTAATGTAATTATTACTAGAATCAAATATAAAAACTATATCAGGACAAACGATTTCTATGATAGCATTCTTATTTTTTTTAGATTTTGCATGTGTTTTACAGAAATATTTTTCATAATATTTAGGATAAGATTTATTCAAATCGGTAGAATATCCAGTACAATTCATTTTATTATTACAAAAATTTCCTTTATTCTTACCTTTTGTAAATTTGTGTTGGCATAGATGAGTAAATTTAAAATTATTTAGAGATATAACAGGATGGGTATCTACCCTTTTACAAGTTTTGTTCATATCAAAAAAAGAACTTAGTTGTGGTTGAATTTCCTTAATTTTGCTTTTTTGTATTGTTTTATGTTTAAGAAGTCTTTTTTCCATTATTTTTGCGTGTTGTATGCAATATGTTTTGTGACACGATTTATTACAAACTTGATTCTTTTTCTTACCCGATAAGAAAACATATGAACACTTATTTGTCTTCATAACATATTCAGTAGGGTAATTAACATATTTAACCAATTTAAATCCATGTCTTATTGGTAATATACCTTTTTGTGTATAGCGACAATATGGGCATTTAATGGAATATTTATCTATTTTCTGTGTTTCGAGGGGGTTTATTTTTGTTTTTTGAATGACAATTTCATAATATAATGGTCCATAATTAAAACAATGGGAACAATCTAATTTAATATGTTTTTCATTGAGTGGTTCATTGGAAATTAAACAAATATTATTATCATCGCTTTTTTCATCCGTTAATGCTTTAGCTAATAATAAATTAAAATTAAACGTATCATCAACACTCATAATATGTATTATAATTAAAATCTTTTTATATTAATTATATATAATGTCAAAAAGGTGGGGAACACCAACATGGTTATTTTTTCATATTTATGTAGAAAAAATATCTCCAGGATATTATAATGTAAATTATAAAAAATGTATTAATGTAATAAGGAAAATATGTTATAATTTACCATGTCCATTTTGTAGAGAGGATGCCATAAAATATATTGAAAAAATAAATCCAATAAATAAGATGATTACTAGAGATTTATTGAGAGTATATTTATTTAATTTTCATAATTGGGTAAACAAAAAATTAAAAAAACAATTATTTTTACCCGAACAATTGGAAAAGTATAAAAAAGGTATTTTTATTAAAGCATATAGATATTTTTGCCAAGAATTTTTTAAACCAGACTATATAAGTAAACATTTTTCACATTGGAGGCGGAATAAGATGAGAGATAGTTTGGAAGATGAAATAAAAGAAATGTATAAACATTTTTATTACTAAATTATTTTGTTTTTCTACATCTAAATCTAGTTTTTGATAATTTACATTTCTTCATGGTTTCTTCTTTACCGTAGTATAGATACTGTTCGCCAGGAAATTTAGAATTTTTAATTATCTGCCACCAGATAATACCAAAGAAAACGCCTAACGCACCACCTTTAATTGTATCGGTCATTGTATTACAATTATTTTTCTTCCTAACAGCTAAATCAATAGTAGCTATAATAATCAATGTGATAACAAATCCCCAACCGACATCATTTGGGTTATCAAAAACGCTCAATAATATGTATAAAATTGTAAAACCATGAAATATAGCATGCGATGATGGTCCTTCTAATCTATCGTATGAACCATTGAATGGACCATCAAATGTTATACATTTCTTAACATAATTATCAATATCATTAGCTTGGCTAGCCATATCAGTAGGATTTCCAGAAAAGCCACCCGATGACCGAAGAAGTATTCCAGATATAATAGCTATGAATAATCCAACCAACCATATAATAAACTTAACGTGACCATTAAAAGCTCCTTCTAAAATAAAATAAAATGTGATAAAAATGGGAGATAATGTTGATGCAAAAACAATAATATTTTGTGGTTTAAATGGAATAGGCATATATAAATTAATAAATATTTTAATTTTATTAATTTATTCAATAAAAACGAGTTTGAAAACTTCACTAATTTCTTTTACGGGATAAAATGATACATCAGAAATATCAAGATCTTTATATTTTTCTAAAAATTTGTTAAAATCTTTAATATTGGAGTGTGGATAAATAAATGATTTTACACCGGCTTTCATTCCACCTAATATTTTAAGTTCGAGACCTCCGATTTCAGTGACCATACCTTGTAAATTAATCTCACCGGTAATAGCAATATCATTTTTAATTTTTTTATTATTTATTAAACTATAAATAGCAATAGTAATTGCTGTACCAGCAGATGGACCATCCTTTGGGACAGCGCCTTCCGGACAGTGTATATGTAAGCCCTTTTCTTTATTTTCTTCATCATAAAATATTTTTTTACAATCAGGGGAAGACAAGTTCCATGCTAATGTTTTCGCGACGTTCATACTTTCTTTCATTACGTCACCCTGTAACCCAGTTAGTTTTAAATCAAATGTTTTTGTAGATGGGAAATAGAAACATTGTATGGGAATGACGCCACCTAGACCGAGTGAATTTGCCCATAAACCATTAATAACGCCTATTTTCGGTTCAGTGTGAATAATAGTTTTATGTATTTTATTGCGATGTTTAAGATATATTTTTTCTACATCATCTTTTTTAATTTGTACTGGAATATCGTATTTTTTTGTTTCTTTTAACATGTGTAAATTAATTTCACTAATAATTTCAAATAAAACTTCTTTTAATTTTCTAACACCAGCTTCATTTGTATAATTGTCAATGATAAATGTTATAACATCATTATCCATGGTAATAATATCATCTATGCCCATTTTCCCGTATATTTCGGGTAGTATATAATTGTTTGTAATTTCAATCTTATCGTGAATGGTTAAATAATTAAATTTGATTCTATGTATTCTGTCTAATAAAATTTTGTCAATGGCATTTACATCATTGTAGGAAAAAATGAATAATACTTTACTTAAATCTAAATCAATACCATTGAAGTACTTATCTTGAAAACTCATATTTTGAGTAGTATCTACTAAATGTGTTAAAATACCGATAATTTCTTTACCGTGTTCGGTTCTAGATACTTTATCTAATTCATCAATAAAGATAATTGGGTTCATACATTTCTTTTCCATGAGTATATCAACAATCCGTCCCCAAGTAGAACCGACGTAAGTATAATTATGTCCAGAAAGAGTACTTCCATTACTAGAACCACCCAAAGCAATAAAAGAAAAGGGTCTAGTATTGCCATTTTCATCTGTAAGACAATGAGCAAGACCATTTTTAGCCAATGAAGTTTTTCCAACGCCGGGCGGTCCTTCAAAACCAAAGCAGTAACCGCTCTGTTTTCCAGTGATCCATTGTCCAATAATTCTCTCTAATTGTCTTTTTGCTTCTCTGTGACCATGAATAGATTTATCGAGAGTGTCATTAATATTAATTATATTTTTTGTTATTTGTTGTTTCCTTTCATTTATGTCAATAATATTTTTTGTGAAAAATGTGTTGTTTAAGTAACTCTTTTTAATTAAACTAGTATTTATCAACTGTTCAATGAAAGTATCGTCATTTTTAAAATGCTGAATTGTATTTTCAATATTTTTTTTCATATACATATTTTTTTTTCCTGAATGACATAATTTTTTATATTTTAACCCTAGTTTTTTAATAGTAGAATTAATGTAACAAATATTTGTTATTATATTTAACTTTTTTTCTTTGGTAAATTCTTTAATAATGTATTTTATGTTAATATTTTTAATATTAGGGAAAATATTTTCTTGTAATTCAGTAACCATATCTGTAATTTCAATGTTAGTATAATTTTTCTTGTCTTTCCATTTGTATTCGATATTATTTTCTTTTAATTTTTCATTAATTTTGTTAACAGAGTTTGAATTAATATGTGCTAATTCTAAAATTTCTTCATTGATATAAATACCAAAAGGAATTTTTAATAGTCCCTCGAGGTACTGTCTTGCTTTTGAACCAGAATCTTCCGATTTTGCTTTTACTTCTTTTAATTTAATCATTGCTTTTTCTTTAACAGAATCGGAAGCCTTTAATAGGCAAATTTGCTGTTCAATAGGTATTTTTGAGTGGTCGAAATTAGATAAAGACTTTGTATATTTAATGGTGTTTTTCATAGCTATTCTAAAAGATTTTTTAATTTCCCATGGCATACTGTCGAATAGTAAAGTTTGTTCAAAAGTATCAATGTTACCGTTATTTTCGTTGGATAGTAAATCATAAAGTAAATAAGCAAGATATTGATATTCATTATTTTCATATTGTAAAAGTAGAATAATTAACGTTTTTCTCTGTTGATAGAGTTCATTATTTAAAAACTCTTTAACAACCTGTGATATTGTTTTTTGTTTTATCAAAACAGCTTGATTATTATATCCTACAAATCTATTATATAGTTCATTGTTGTTGTATATTAACCATTCTTTAATTGTAAGATGTTCAACAAAACATTTAAAATTTAAACTTTTAAATTCGGGGTCTGGTGGGATATTTTTATAACAATCAGCTATACGTCTGTTAATAAAAGAATTATTTAAACAAGAAATTAAAAGTTCATCAACCATGGCATTTAATATTGTAGTATTTTTTTTATCGGGATTTTGAAAGACTATTTTAATACCATATACTTTTGTATTAAAGTTATTGGAAGTTCTACATAAATCGAAACAGTCAAGAGTTTGACCCATTTCGATAATCATAAAATCTTCTATAATTTTATTTTTAATGATTTTTTCTTTTTTGTTTATATTTTTAGGTTTGTTTTTCCATGGCATAATTTTATAATAAATAGGATGCGCATATTCTAATATCAAATCTAATTTTTCTTTATCACAATTATTATTTAATTTTAATTTTTTAAGAAACTGTGGTCCATGACAAATATCTAAGATATATTTAATATTTTTTGTTCCAAAAGTTTTGAATAACATCGATAATTCATCATTTATTTTTTGTAATTTCTTAATAATTTGTTCTGTATTTTTTTTACTAGAATTTAATGTATCTTTAATATTCGTTAATTCAATATAAATATTTTCCAAATTTTGAATACAAACATTTAAGTCTGAAGCATTTATAATATCATTCACTTTATATTTTTCAACCCATAGAATGGTATCGGTGATAATTGAAAAATAATAATCTATTTTTTCTTTAGTTTTTTTAACAGAAAAAATTTTTTTAGTTTGTTTACTTTTGGAATTTTCTTTTTTCGCCATGTTTTCCTAAAATATATTGCGATTTTAAAAATATAAAATAAACAAATTTAATATTTTAACGAAAATAAATTAAAAATTTACTATGAAGTTTATAAAAGAATGGGAATTCCAAGTTATTATACGTATTTGATTAAGAATTATAAGTCTTTAATCAAAAATATATCAAGTTTTCAAAAAAAAGTTAATTATTTTTACTTAGATTCTAACTCAATTATATATGATTCTTTATTTACATTGGATGTAAATAAAAAAAATTTAGAAGAAGAAATTATTAAAAAAGTTTGTTTAAAAATAGACGAATATATAAAAATTATAAATCCAACAGATGGAGTTTATATAGCGTTTGATGGTATAGCACCAGTGGCGAAATTGAAACAACAAAAAGAAAGAAGATTTAAATCAAAATTATTAGAATCATTTATGGAGGAAGAATTAAATATAAAAAAATCAAAGTTTGATAGAGCATGTATTACACCGGGAACAGAATTTATGAGAAACGTAGACAGTAAAGTAAAGAAATTTTTTAAAAACAGAGAAAATATTTATGGTGTTAAAAAAATAGTATTTTCTGGTTCAATGGAAAGGGGCGAAGGAGAACATAAAATATTTGGTGTTCTAAGAAATATAAAAGAAACAAAAGAAAAAACGCATGTTGTTTATGGGTTGGATGCTGATTTAATTATTCTAGCGTTGAATCATATGGAATATTCAAAAAATATTTATTTATTTCGTGAAACGCCTGAATTTATTAAATCAATAAATATAGATATAGACCCAAATGAATTATATTTGATGAAAATATCATCATTAATGACATATATTATTGATACAATGGTAGATAATATACACACAAAAGAAGAAAAATTAATTAAAGATTATGTTTTTTTGATGATGTTTATGGGGAATGATTTTTTACCTCATTTTCCATCATTAAATATAAGAACATTTGGTATAGATACAATATTAACCATATATAAAAACATATTGGGAGGAAAAAAATTAAGATTAATAGATGAAAATAATGTAATAGAATGGCGAAATGTAAGAGAATTAGTTACAGAATTAGCTAGACTAGAGCATGAAAATATGAAAAACGAATATAAAATACGGGAAAGGATATCGAGAAATATAAGAATAACAGAAAAACAAGAAAAGAAAAAGTTAGAAATGAAAATAAATATGATTCCAATGATGGATAGAGAAAAAGAATATTATATTGACCCGTATAGTAGATATTGGGAAAAAAGATATTATGAAACTTTATTTAATACTGAAAGAACAGATGAAAATATAGAAAAAATATCAGTAAATTATTTGGAAGGGTTATTATGGAATATGACTTATTATACAGATGGTTGTTTGAATTGGAAATGGACATATAAATATAGTTATCCACCTTTGTTTGTGGATTTATTAAGATTTATTCCATTATGGGATGTTGATTTATTAAAAGAAAATGATGAAAATATATCATTTAATGAGCAATTGGCTTATGTTTTGCCGAAAGAATCACTTCATTTATTAGATGAATCAATTAAAGATAAGGTGGATTTTTATAAAATAGATAGAGAAAACGTAGATTTGAAGTGGAGTTTTTGTAAATATTTTTGGGAATGTCATATAGAATTTAAGGAAGAGCGATTGAGCGAGATTTCCAAAATAGTTAAAGATGAATAGTTATTGAAAGTATTAATTATATTTATAGTATAAAAACAAAAATATAATAATAGTATAATGCCAGGTGAAAAAGTAATTATTAGGGAAAGAAAGACATTTCAAAATTATGTAAATACAAATCCATTTGTAATAGTGAAAGTGTCAGCAACGTGGTGTGGTCCATGTAAAAGATGTTCGCCATGTGTTGAAAAATGTTATAAACAAATGCCGCAAAACGTTAATATGGTCCTTTTGGACGCGGATGATTGTGCTGACGTGTGTTCTTATTTAAAAATTAAATCAATACCAACGTTAATAACTTATGTTAATGGAAAACCTGATAATTATTTAGTTTCTTCAAAAGAAGATGATATTATCGATTTTTTTCAACAAATTTTAAATAGTAATTGATTATGCTTTTTTACTTTTTTTATGAACACTTTTAACTATTTTTTTATCGACTTTTTTAACAAATTCTTTAGCTTTTTTAAAAACACTTTTCTTCTTTTTCTTACTATCTTCGATAGCGTGAAATTCTTTCCAAATATAATTTAAAAATGTTTTATATGGAGAGGAAATATATTCTGTATTATTAGTTAATATAGCAATTTGTCGTTTAAAATCATCAGATATTTTTTTTAGATTCTTTCTTTTAAAAATATCATTATCGTTTATTTCTACAATAAATTTGAGGAAGTTATTATCGCTATCATTTTTTGTTAACTTAGCTAACATTTTATTTTTATGAAGCAGGTAAATACAAGCTACTAGTAGATATTGAATAAGACCCTTTGAACCTATGGCAAATAAAATAGTAGATAAAGTATCGGGATTTTCTTCGGGCAATAAATCAAATAGTTTATTTTTATCTTTTTGTGAAATTTTTTGCCATTTATTACTCCAAGAATTTTCCTTTTTAAATATTGAACCAGTAACAATTTTTAATTGGAAATTTTCAGGAATAGCTTCATCTTTTTTAAGATTGTTTAAATTTAAAATAACATTAACAATTCTCTCTAATTTTTCTTGTGATATATTTTCATGGTACTTACTAATGATTGATTTAACTACGTTTAAAGGTCCTTTTTCTTTTATACTCTGATTTGCTTCGGCAGCTTTTATTAAATGTATGATTTCGTCGTTACTTTCATCAATAATTTCAAACATTCTACTACATAAAAAATGTAAGAATGATTTATTTTTTTCGGGTATCAATATCCAGAATGACTTATTAACAATGAGGTCATAGAAAATAAAAAAAATAATTTTATTGTCAAATATAATGCCATCTATTTTACGTGAAATGTCTTTAATTTTTTTAACAACATCATAAAAACTATTAAGTTTTTGTTTAAATTTTTTAATATTTTTGAATCTTTTTACTTTGCTTATTTTATTATAAACAGTGGGTTCGTCATTGTTGTCTGATTTTTTATTTCCTCCAAATTGATGATAAGTACTATCATCAAGTAAGGATTTTAGTATATAATTTGTTATGTGTTCTCGTTCTTGTTGGATATCTACTTTTTTTAAAAACTTATTATAAACACTGGATAAATTATGATAATCTTGGATAGACCAATTTAATACCGTTAATATTGTATGGTAATTTTTTGGTATATTGCTATATTGGAATGAATTTTTAAGAGTTTTAAATGATATATCAAGTGATGTATTAGGTGGAGATAAAGATTTTTTACGAATAACAGTTTTTTCCTTTTGTTGATAAGATTCAAAGTTACTTTCTTCATCTAATTCTTCAATATTTAGACCGGGGTCGATAAATAAACTATTTTTTAATGAATATTTTTCTTCTATTTTTTCTATTTTGTTAATATCGCTATTTTCATTGACCTGGATATATAATACCCCCTGTTTATCAGGTGACTTTTTTTTTTCATCAACTAATAATTTGCTATAGTGAATATCTCGCGGATATTTTTCAATACTACTATTATTATATTTTGTTCGTTTTAATAAATTAATCTTTTGTTCAATGGATTGTTTTTTTATAGTTTGTTCTGCTAAACCTTTAAGTTGCGCTATTTCAATGTCTCTTTGAGCATTTATCATTTTTGCTTTTGCTGTAAGCATATCTTTTGAAATATTATTATAAGGTTGTTGAAATGAAGATTGTTTATATTGAGGGGGATTTACATTATTCTGAAATAAATTATTTTTTTGTATATCTGGGTTAAACATAATTTATATATATATAAATTAAAATATTAAAATAAAAAAATCACATTTATGTAATGGAAAATCTAGACTTAAACATTGAAAATTACAGTTTAGAAGATATTTTAAATTTATTTAAAATAAATCATGATTTTGGCGAGGAAGAATTAAAACAAGCGAAAAGAATAGCATTAAAAACACACCCTGACAAAAGTGGTTTAAAAAATGATATTTTTATTTTTTTTAGTAGAGCATATAATTTAGTACTGGATGTTTATAATTTTAAAAATAAAACGGAAAAAGAAGTGAAAAATGTAGAGTATAATAAAGATGATATTGATAATGAAGAAAGAAATATAGAATTACTTAAAAATAGATTAAAGGGGAAATCAAAAGATGATTTTAATAGTTGGTTTAATACAATGTTCGAAAAATCCAATGAAAATAAAAAACAAGTAGGGTATGGTAATTGGTTAAAATCAGATCAAGATTTAAATAATATAAAAGCAAAAAATATGAATGAATTTAATAAAATATTTAAAAGAAAAAAACAGGAAGGGAGAGAATTAATATTACATGAGAAAGTAAGTGATTTGACATATTCGGGTGGTGGTTCGATGATAGATGAATCGGAAAATATATATTCATCGGATATATTTAGTAAATTAAAATATGAAGATTTAAAAAGAGCACATATTGAAACAGTTGTGCCGGTGACAGAAGAAGATTTTACATCAAAAAAACGTTTTGATTCTGTTGAAAAATATATACAGTATAGAGAAAGTCAAAAAGGAAATCCGATGGATTTAACTAACTCAAAAAATGTATTACATAATGAAAGTCTTGAAAATGAAAGATTAAGTTCGCAACGAGCATATAATTTATTACAGCAAGATAGAGAAATGAAAGAAAGAAATAAAAAATGGTGGAAAAACTTAAAATTATTAAATTAGCATTAAAAAAATATTTAATTAATATATACAATGAGATTACAGAGATTGTTTGTAGCATTTATATTAATAACCACATTAGGTATATTTTATGATAAATATAGAGAAAAGTATGACCCTGACCCAGAAAAATTACAATTTGATTTAGTCCAAGAGCATTTATTGGAAAATAATGGTAACTTAGATTTAATAAAAAAACCAATAATGTGGGTCCATGTAGATCATAATAAAAATAGCAGGCATTGGGAAAGTTTTTATTCGAGAACAAATAATAATTTAAATCAACCATATTTAAATATGTGTGTTGAAACAATAATAAAACATTGTGGAGATAGTTTCAATATTTGTTTGATAAACGATAATTCATTCTTTAAATTATTAAACAACTGGACAATTGATTTAGATAAATTACCCGAACCTTTAAAATCAAGAACAAGGTTTTTAGGTATATTAAAATTACTAAAAAAATATGGCGGCGTTACTATACCAAATAGCATGTTAATGATGAAAAATTTCATAAAATGCCATAAAAAGTATTTAGGTGTAAATGGTATATACGTAGGAGAATTTATATCGAGAAATGTAACATCAACGCAAAAAAGAACATTCCCGAGTCACAGATTAATAGGTTGTGAAAAAAACAATAACATTATTAATGATATGTGTAGTTATATGGAGGTTTTACTATCGACGGATACAACATCTGAAGTGGAATTTGACGGTAAAATTGATAGAATGCTATTTAAACATGTAAATTCTAGTAGTGTTAATTTGATACCAGCAAGGCAATTGGGTATGAAAACACAAGATGGGTATGATATTTTGTTAGATGATTTACTACAAAATACAAAAATAAATTTTGATAAAAATATGGTAGCAATATATTTACCAAAAGAAGAGTTATTAAAAAGAACAAATTACAAATGGTTTTTAACGTCGAATAAAATGCAAATATTAACATCTAAAACCGTTGTTTCTTCTAAATTTACAGAAAGTTATAATTAACTAAATATAACATTGCTAGAAATGTCTTCAATATCATTTGACGATATATCGTTGTTATTTAAGAAAATACTATAATTAATATTATACTTTGATTTATTGTATAATATTTGTGATGAATAAGAAATAGATAAATTCGAACATATTTGTCTAAGAATCGTGAGAAAATTCTTGTAGTTGACATTTCTCTCTAGGTAAAACTGTTTAGATTTGTGATAACATGGTTTAATTGTATTAATTAATTCTTTTATTTTATTATCATACACAGCTTTTTTATAAGATACCAGAGAAAAAACAAATTCATTATTTTTAATATTATAACAGTATTTGATGATAAAATCTGTAAAATATTTTTTATTTACACTATATTTAAATAATTGACTCATTTAGATATAATATATTAAGATTATTGTTTGGTATTTTTAACAAATTATTGAATTATATTATATTTTTAATTAATTCATTCGTAAAAAAAACTAATTCAAAATCATCTTCATGAATTGTATAAAATATTTCAATATATTTACAAATATATTTTAAGATACGATATTTGTTTTCTTCTTCAATAATTTTTGTAATCTTAATGAATGAAAAATAATTATCTAATATATCCAATACAGAATAACCCTTTTTATAAATATTTAAAATAATATTAATTGATTTTTTATAATCTTTTTCTTTAAACCAAGATACTGTATATTTTTCAAATTCAAAAAAACTTATATTTGTACATATATTTTTAGCGATATCTAAAGTAATATTTTTATTGTATAATTTAAATTTTTCAAGACAATTAATAAGTTGGTTAACAGAGTTGTTACAAATATTAAATAAAAATTCTTTTGCTTTTTTTTCTACATGTATATTTTCATTTTTTATAATTTTTTCATAAATTAGGTTTAAATTTTTATTGGAAATATTTTTAAGTTTAATGATTATGGTCCTAGATTGAATATTGTCAATTACTTTTTGATTATTTGAAGATGATATAATAAAATGAACATTCTTCTTATATTTATCCATACAATTTCTAAATACTTGCTGACTTTGTTCATTGATAAAATCAATATCATCCAATACAATAAATTTTTTTCTGCCCGGTATTGTACTACTAGTTTGACAAAAAGTTTTTAAATTATTGCGATAATATTGTATGCCTTGCTCTTTTAAATTATTTATAAAAAGAACATTATTTATTGGAATTTTGTCATTTTTATAGTATTCTCTTATGGATGCCATTATAAGGGATGTTTTTCCGACACCTGGATTACCCAAAAATAAAATATTAAGATTATCCATTTTTTGTAAGGTATCTAAAATCTCGATGTACGATTTATCAATATAAAAATCTTTGTAGTATTTTGGATTATATTTTTTTAAAAATGATTCAGTCATAATAATATTATTCGTAATTTTATATTTAAGTTAATCTAAACAATAATAAATATAATGGATTTATATAAAATTTTGAATATTGATAAAAACGCATCAAAAGAAACTATAAAAAAAGCGTACCGAAGAGCTTCGTTAAAACATCATCCAGATAGAGGTGGTAACTCAGAAGATTTTAAAAAAATTAATAGAGCATATGAAATACTAGGAGATCCAATAAAAAAAAGGGAGTATGATATGAAAATGAATAGTCCATTTTATAATAATTCAAGTTCGATATTTGCGAATGATAACAATATAAATGAAGGTGTTCCGGATTTTTTTAAGATGTTTTTTGGTGGCGGTGGTCCAATTGATTTAGCTTCTATGGCTGGAGTTGGTGGTCCGGGGGGTGTTAATGGTCACCCAAATATACATATATTTAGGAATGGTAAGCCTGTATTTACAAGAAATATGAAGCCAACTCCAATAACAAAAACTTTAAAAATAAAACTTGCTGATGCGTATAATGGAATTAATTTACCTCTGGAAATAGAGAGATGGATTATAGTAGATAATATAAAGAAGGTAGAAAAAGAAACAATTTATGTAGATATACCAAGAGGCATTGATAATAATGAAATTATTATGATTGAAAATAAGGGAAATATAACGGACAATGGATTACAGGGTGATGTAAAAGTATTTATAAATATAGAGAAAAATAAAAATTTTGAAAGAAGAGGGTTAGATTTAATTATAAATAAAGAAATAACATTAAAGGATGCGTTGACGGGTTTTAAATTTGAAATCGAACATTTAAATGGAAAAACATACGCGATTAATAATACAGATGGAAAAATAATGGAAACAGGTGACAAAAGTATAATCGATGGGATGGGTATGTTTAGAAATAATAGAAAGGGGCGTTTAATAATTGTTTTTCATATTCATTTTCCAAAAAAATTATCGAAAGAAAAAAAAGAAAAATTAAGGGAACTTTTATAAATTCGGGAACTTTTGAAATAATTTCTAATCTTATAGTATAATGACAAATTGTGCATCAAACGCAGCATTAGTTGGAGGTCGTCGTCGCCGTAGACGCCGTACTTCAAAGAAAAGAAAAACCGCCAAGCGCACCAAGCGCGTTAAGAGACGTTCTTCGCGTAAAACCAAGCGCAAGCGCCGCCGCAGACGCCGCAAGTAAATAAAAATAATAAATATATAAAAACATTTAGCTATATTTTTATATATGTCAAGTAAACCAAAACCACCGAAGTTAGTTAGACAAACCGCAAACAAGGAAACATACATAGAAACGCATGGATTGGCATCATATTTAAGAAATTTCAATCACACCGGTAGAATTTTGAAAATTAATAAAAAAAAAAATTTAGCAAAAATGGGAAAAACACTAATAAGGGATTTATATTAAGGGATTTATATTAAGGGATTTATATTAAGGGATTTATATTAAGGGATTTATATTAAGGGATTTATATTATGATATTTTTAAAAAATATTATAATATTTAGGATACGCGCTTGGTGGCAATATCAGCAGATACAACATAGATAGAGTTTTCAGTGATAATTATAAATTCGCTTTCAACCTTGTAAATTTTAGAAATAGGGCTAGTGTACTCATCGGCGCTCTTTACCAAAAGCTTTTCTCCATTCTCTCTAACACCAATAAGAACTTTCTTATCGCATGAGTCTGTCCAGTAATCAAACATAATTGGTTTATCTTCAACAATGCTAAGTTTAGCACAATGTTGTAAAGTTACACCCTGCGGCAATTTATAATTTTCAGTAGAAGAATTTTCAGTAGAAGAATTTTCAGTAGTCTCTTCGGACATTTATATAAATTTTGTTTAAAAATTCTTTAAATACTTATTTATTTAATCTTATAAAAGTAAGATTAAACATTAAAAATAAGATTAAACAATAAAAATAAAATAAAATTAAAAGTAAATGAAAGAAGAAAAAAATAGAAATATTATGAATAAAAACAATTATAATACAAAAATTATAAACGATAATGTTATTATTTTTGAATATGTTAAAATACTACATGAATATCTTTCGCATATGGTTGAACAAAAAAAGATTAAAAACGATACTCATTATCTATTTATTTTAACAAGGGGATACAGTATGTTGAGAAATATTTTATTAATGATGATATTGTATACAAATAATATAGAATTGGTTTCTTTTCATTTAAGAAAAAGTTATTTATACTATACTGAATTTATTGGACAAATAGGCGAGGATAGTAATTCATATCTTCAGTTAAATTCAAAGGATGCTTGTTTATTTGTTTATAAAAAAACAGTATATGATATAAACGAAGAATTTAGAAAAAATTTTCAAATAAAAGAATCAAATTTATTTAAAGTAGAACTATTTAAAAAAAAAATAATGCTAATAGATGAAATAGAACAATATTTATTGAGCAAATATATAGATGAATACCAAAACTATAAATGGTTAAACAAATTAAGAATTAACATAGTTAAAATTATGGAAGAAATATGTAATTTAACAGTGGCTGATTTAAAAAATAAAAATAAATTAAAAAAAATAAACATATTTTTAGATATAATCAAATTAAAAAATCCACCAATAGAAAAAACAGTATCTTTAATCTACAATTTTATAAAAAAAATAAATAAAAATACAATTGATATGAATAAGTTAAATAATATTTTAATTTCTAAAAATTTTAATTTCGATTTAACAACACCATTGAAAATTATTAATAAATTATTTAATAAATGATACGATGCGTTTTCTGTATTTTTTTTCTTTTACTTTTTTTACAACTTCTTTATCATTAGCTCTAATTCGAGAACATTCTTTTTTCAAAATGTTTATGATAAAATTATAAACAGTATTTAATATACTTTCGTCGCAATTACCTACAATTAAAATACTACCTGTTCTAAAAATCATAAATGATACGACCCTACATTTATTATTTTTATTTTTTTTATTTAAATTACATTTATTTTTACAATTACATACACCAGTATCTGTATTATCTTTATTGTAGAAATATTTACATTGAATACCCGGGTAAGAACATGAGTCAAATAGTGAATGAATACCATATTCAAATTTTAATATGTTATACAAAATATTGCGATTAATGTAATAATTACATGAAAAATTAGAATTAATTAAAACAGTTTCTAAGTTATTTACCATATGTTTTACATTTAATCCTGAAATTTTATTGATAATATTTGTTAATATATTTACAGCCAAAAATAAAGTTTTAATGTCTTGAATGCCGGGTATTTCTAACTTACCAGTGTTAAATAATTTGATGTTAATTTCTTTAAATGTTCCCTCATGAAAAATTCTTACAATTACAGCAAAACAGTTGTAAAAAGCGCTTTTCTTTTTTTTTCTAAAATTGATTAAATCTTTTTTTGATATACCAATAATAATTTTTCTAATATCTTTAAATTTTTTAACCTTTCCTGTAACATTGTCAATTTTTGATATAATATCAACTTGTATATTGTCAGTATTTTTAATCTTATTTTCAAGAATATCTACAGATTCTTGAGTATCAGAATTTATTTTAATAATTTTTTTGATAATACCTGTACTAGCTTGACAATATGGCGTCATGGGTAATTTCCAAAAAATATCTTCAAGTGGGATTACTTTATTCAAATATCCTATTTTGGTTTGTGTTGAAATGTATAATGGTGAGCATTCTGGTAAGAATATTTTTTTGTCTTTTTCGTTACTTATAATAGTGTGAGTTGGTTGATCATTTTTCATAAAATTTTCCCATTCCAAATTTAGTTCGTCCATTCTTTAAATAGTAAATTTAATTATTTAAGTTTATTATTTAAATAAATTAATAAATTTCAATTTAAAAAAACGATAATATTTAGGAAACGTGTGTATTTTTGACCAAATATGTATTTATTTTTTCTTTATTTATTTTAAATGGAGAATTATTCCAAAAAAAATAAAAAGGAAAAAACAACTATTCAAAAAATTTTGGAAGAGTATGAATTAAAACAAAATAATTTTAACCCAAATAAGCCCTCGCCTAATGTGTTTATGAAAAAACTTCATATACGAATGAGATTATACTATAAAGAACAATATAAATTATATAACTTTTCAACAAAGTAATTTAAAATAATGGAGTCTCTGCTGTTTGTTGAGTGTATAATATTTTGAAAAAAATTTAACCACTCTTTATTTAAAGAATAATCTTTATGTGCGATATGATATTTTATAAACTTTGAAATAAAAGATTTAATAGAAATATTATTTTTAATACAGTAATTTTTAATATAAGTCATAATTGGTTTTGTTTTACTTTTTTTTTCTTTAAACATATGTATTAGTTTTTCCCATATTTTTTTTGTAATAATATTGTTTATACAAATATTATTGTGATTTGTTTGTATATAATTTATCATGCTTCTTATATCTGAGTTAAATTTATATTGAATATGTTTTAAATTGCTATCGATTAATTTTAATTTTTCTTTAAAAATGATATTTTTTAAAAAAATAAATATATCTTTCTCTGGTAAATTACTAAAACATAATTTAATAAATTCATTTTGTAGTGATTTATCTATTTTACTAATATAATTACATATTAAACAAAATCTTATTTCATTTGAATGTTGTTGTATTAAATACCGCAATGCTTGTTGTGCGTTTTTAGTCATATAGTCAACTTCATCTAAAATAACAAATTTAATCCCATTGCCAAAAATTGATTTCGTATTTACAAATTGATTAATTTGATTTCTTATAATGTCTATACCCCTATCATCAGAAGCATTTAAATGGATAACATTTCTTGCGTTTTGTTTGTATGTGTTATTATATTTTTTTATAATATTTATGATGGTTGTTGTTTTACCGGTACCGGGTGGTCCATATAAAAGAAGATTTGGAAAATGATTATTATCAATAATATTCTTAAGTAAGATACGATTATCATGTTCAAGTACAATATCTTCAAAATTGGTTGGTCTATATTTTTCAACCCACGGGGTACAATTCATAATATATTAATAAGCAATAGTTATTTAATACAATATATTTAATAACTTTAAAAATAAAATTGAATGGGTATAAATACAATATTTTAATAAATATTATATTATAATAAAATGGCATATCATCTAGAATCAGGTTATTTAAAGGTAATTTTAGGAAGTATGTTTTCTGGTAAAACCACAGAGCTAAATAAGGAGTATAGGCGTTTTGCTTCATGTGGATACGAATGTTTATTTGTTAATCATGAATCAGATAAAAGATACAATTCCAATGACAAACAAACGGCTACGCACGATGGATTTTTAATAAATAGTTTAAATATTGGAAGTACTCTGTTAGATTTCTTTAAAAAGGATGGTTATTTAGATAGATATGACGTTTTATTTATAAACGAAGGACAATTTTTTGAAGATTTATATGATTTCGTGGATTATGCTGTAAATAAAAAGAAAAAAAGAGTATATGTATGTGGTTTAGATGGCGATTATAAAAGAAAAAAGTTTGGTTCAATATTAGATATTATCCCACTGTGTGATGATGTAGTAAAATTGAAAGCTTTGTGTAAAAATTGTACTTTTAAAGAAGGTATTTTTACATTTAGATTATCAGACGAAAAAGAACAGACTGTTCTTGGTGCTGATAATTATATTTCATTGTGTAGGAATTGCTATAACGTTCGCAGTACTTTTAAAAAAGAAATTAAAAATGAAATTAAAAATGAAATTAAAAATGAAATTATTTAAATTTTAAAAATTTATCCATAAAAGCTTTAAAAAAAGTATTTAAAATAATTTTACATTTGATATAGATAATGCCACCAAAGAAAAGAGGACGAAAACCAAAAAATAAAAAGAATGAACCTAAACCACCACCAAAGAAAAGAGGACGAAAGCCTAAGGGAGGAAAGATAATAAAAAATAACAAAAAAGAATCAAATAATGAAAAATACACACCAAATATTATATTACATTTAAAAGTTAAAAATACCAACCAAGATGAAAATATAACTTCAATACAATATAATCCAATCATACAAGATCCGAAAGCATTTACAATTAAAACAAATCAAAAATGTAATAACTTACCCTTTAAAGAATTAGAGTTAAATAAAAACATGGAAAAGAAAAAAGAAACTTTCTATATTCAAAAAAATGTACAAGTGAATGACGAAAAAGTAAAATCAACAAAAAATAATATGAAAGAGTTGTGGGGTAAATTAAATGAATTAAAAAAAAATTTGAAGTCAAATAATATATCTGATAAGTCATCGGCATGTTTCTGGTGTACACATTCATTTGATAATCCACCAATCCATATACCAAAAAAAATGATAGATGATAAAATAGAAGTGTATGGTTGTTTTTGTAGTCCCGAATGTGCTTTATCATATTTGAAAAACGAAAGTATTGACACATCTACAATGTGGGCAAGATATTCATTACTAAATAATATTTATTGTAAAATATATAATTATGAGAAAAATATAAAACCAGCACCATCGCCATTTTATACATTAGATAAATTTTATGGTAATCTATCCATTCAAGAATATAGAAAATTATTAAATAACGACAGACTTATTATGGTGGTTGATAAACCTCTAACTAAAATTTTACCGGAAATATATGAAGAAAATAATGAGGTACCTAATATTATGAATAATTTAATACATAAAAATGTAAATAAAAATGTGAAAAATAAATATAAATTAAAGAGCAAAAAAGAAGTAAAAAATAAAATGACTATCTTAAAAAATAATTTTAATGTATTTTAAGAATATTATATATTATATAAAATCCTTAAATTATGCTTTATTTTCTTCTTTAATTTCAGTTACTGAAATTTTATTATTTTTTTCTTTCTGTAATTCTATATCTCTATAGAAAATTTCGCGTTTAAGCTTGTTTTCATAATTTTTTTTTTCTAAATAAACACCATCTTGTTTATCTTTAAAATTCCTTATTTCCCCTATGATTTTTTGATTCATAGTTGTTTTTTTTTCTACTTTTTTTTCTTGAAAATTGGGATTTAAATATTCT